CCGGCGCCGCGGTAGTGTCCGGCGACGCCGATTTTGCTGTCATCAGCGGGTTCGGCAGAGTTTTCCGCACGACCACTTTTTTCAGGTGCAAGGATAATGTCCGCTGCCAGTGCGGCTGTTTCTACGGGACCGTTGACGAGTTCCGTTCTAAAGTGCGTGAAACGCATGGCAATAGCAAATATGCCAAAGAGTACCTGATGATCGCTGATTTGATGGAGTTACATTTTAAGGAGGACTAATATGCAACATTTCTACATCCGCAAAGCCTGCATCCTGCTGGCAAAATCCGCTTTCTTACTGTGTGGGCTCGGGGCCATCTGGATGATGCTGAGCCTGGTAAAGCCCGGCGGCGTCTATCCCTGGTGGCTGGTGATCCTGGGCAGTGTGTGTGCCTTTGCTCTGGGCTGCGTATTTCTGCTCGGGGCATTGATCGCCGAAAGCGAGCTGGAAGAGGACATGGCTCGGGCAAAGCAGGTACCCGTCCGCAAGATCGATCGGAGGCACAGCGCATGAGCGCGCCGGACAAAGAGCCCCAGCCCATGGGCAGCACGTCGGGCAAGCGGGGGGACATCCGCACCTGTGTGCGGTGCAGCGTCACGCTGTACGGCGTGGGCCGCCGGGCAAAATACTGCCCCGAGTGCCGCGCAGAGGTCAATCGGGAAATGGCCATGGATTATAGGACCCGCAATCCCGAAAAGGTACGCGCGGCCTATGAACGGCGAAAGGAGGCCGCCCGGACACAGGTGTACTGTCAACGCTGTGGCTGTGAGATCGACGACCCAAAGCCGCAGCAAAAATGGTGCCAGGACTGTAAAAAGGCGGTCAAGGCGCAGCAGTCCCGGCAGTCTTACATATGCCGGCATAATGCAGCCCCGGCCACAAAACAGCTGATCTGTCAGCGCTGTGGGCAGTCTTTTGACGTCTCATCTGCGGGCTATGCCAGAGCAAAGTATTGTCCGGCGTGCCGGCCCGTCGTGGAAGCGGAACAGCACGCAGCCGGCCATGAAAGAAAAAAGGCTGCTCGCAGCTTTGCCGGACCTTACATGACCAACCCTCGCCCCGCAGACGTCGCCACACGTGCCGCAGCTAAAGCACAAGTTGGAGAGGACCGGTTGCGGCTGCTATCCAACGTAGCCGACTGGGCAGGCATAACCTACGGTAAATTGATGCTCAAAAGCCAAGCTGAACGGGAGGTCCTTATCCTGGAGTACAAAGAGTACAAAGCCGCGAATGGAGGTACAACAGATGAAGCCTAAAATCGAAACCGCACTTGCATATATGATGGGCGTTGTCGCGCTGGTCGCGTTGATCGCATGGTGTGCAGCGCTCACGATTGCTCCCTTTGCGCTCATCAAGTTGTGCATGGAAATCCTCGCAGCATAAAAAGCGGCCCCACCCGATGGACGAGATCGGGCAGGGCCAAAGGTGAGACAGTTGCAAGCTCTCTCACCTCTATTATACAGGAGGTATAACACAAATGCAAGCTGAAAAAGACATCTATGCCACCCCTTCCCTGCCGGACAAGGCTCCCGGCATTTATGAGACGCTGGGGCCCAATACGGTGCTGCACCGCGTCGTGGACCTGGCGCTACGCACCGGCAGCGACGCCGGCGAGCTGGCTGCACAGTTTGCGGAGCTGCTGGACGCGGGCTACAGCACCGGGCTGCGGCTCAACCAGCTGACCGATGCAAACAGCGGCCTTGCCGCCCGGCTGGGCCGTCTGCTGGCCTGCATCGATGTGGTGCTGGCGGCGGCCTACACGCCCCAGGCGGTGCACGACCGCGCCGGAGACCTGCGCCGGGGGTACTACCTCGAGTACCAGTCCCTGCTGCGCCAGACCGAGCAAAAGGGCCTGCCGCCCGATTACACGTCCGCTCCCATGCGGGAAGCGCGGCGGCGGGACTACGGCCTGCAGAGGCCCGCATTCATTGAGGAAGGAGGCAACAATCGTACATGAAGTTCAGCGAGATTCAGCAGACCCTCAAGTCTCCCAAGGATTCCCGGAACGAGTTCGGCAAGTACAACTACCGCACCTGTTCGGCCATATTGGAGGCGGTCAAGCCGCTGCTGGGCCCGGCCACCCTGATTGTTTCTGATGAACTGGTTTTGATTGGTGAACGTTATTACATCAAAGCCACCGCTACTTACACCAACAAGGATGAGGGCGAAACGTTTACCGTCACGGCATACGCACGTGAGCCGCTGGATAAGCGTGGAATGGATGAAGCCCAAATTACAGGCGCATCGTCTACTTACGCACGCAAAACGGCATTGAGCGGCCTGTTTGCGATCGACGACAGTTCCGACGACCCGGACGCGACCAACACCCACGGACAGGCCGCAAATAAGCCTTCTGGCGGGCGTTCTGCGCCCAGTAATGGTGCAACACGTACGAATCAGGAAAACGTTTCTACGGCCCTCAGAGCCGCCCAGGATAAAGCGAAAGCCGACAGGCAAACGTACATCGAGGCCACCGGCTCCAATGCCACCGACGTGGACGCCGCCCTTAAGACCGTGAAGGGCGCGACCTGGCGGACGATAGAAGGCTGCAAGATCATCTCTGATACTCTTGCCTATTGGCAAGCAAATGGAAAGTGAGGTACATACCATGATCGTCAAGAACAAAATCGGTTATCTGCTGTCGGGCCGCGCCATCGCCGACGCCGAGCGCAAGACCAGCCAGAGCGGCAAGGACTATGTGTCCATCCCCCTGCGGGTGGACAGCCGCCGGGCTCCCGAGGGCAGCAAATACAAGTATGAGGGCGAGATCGTCAACCTGAGCTGCTGGCACGATCTGGCGGACGCCGCCCTCCACGTCCAGAAGGGCGACATGCTGGATGTATGGGTCCACGACCTCGACAAGCGCGAAGGGCAGAACGGCAAGACCTACTACTACGCCACCGCCGAAGCTATGGTGCTCGACCTGCGGGCTGTCCTGCGTGTGATCCAGACCTACTCCAACGCCGCGCCCATGACCCCGACCAACATCCCTACCCCCTTCGACGCCGCGCCGGAAGCTGACCTCTCCGCCCCGCTGGACGATGACGAAACCCTCCCGTTTTAATATATCACTCAGCCCGGGAAACCGGGCTTTTCTGTTGGTTTGATATTGACACGGTATTGAATTAGTGGTATAATAATAAAAACAGGAGGTGATTTAATGAACTGGGAAAAATTCTTTGGTATTACTATTTACAACCGCTTGAAGGCTTTCTGTGCAGATCGGAATATGAGTCTTTCTTCTGTTATTAAGGCTGCGGTTGCATCTTATCTTGAAAGGGTGGATTAAATGAGCGCACCAACTGAAAAAATGATTGCATACGCTATTGCGATAGCGGACACTTTGAACATTGACAAGCCGGATTTATACGACTTTGAGAGCGTATCCAGGTTTATTGGAATTTATTCTCCTTCGTATCGGCAGCACGTAAAGCAGAAAAGCTTTTACAGAGATTTAGCTGCTTTTAGGCAAGTATCAAAAAAAGAGTTTTCGGCAGCGTTTCTTGACAAGATCGGGAACGCTTACCAGGGAGTTTCGGGTTTATATTTTTTCTTCTCCGACATGGAATTGGTATATGTAGGGAAAAGTACAAATTTGAGCGAGGGAGTTTTGGCGTCTTTTGGGGAAAAGTACATTTTTAGGCAGGATATAAACATGGTCGGTGTGATGCAAATTCAAAACTTGGCCGATTTGCAAATGGCAGAGCCGTATTTTATATCAAAACTCAAACCGCCAATGAACAAAGAGTTCAATGTGAAGGATTACCCCGAGTTGTTCCAGTCTAATGAACTGGATGCGGCGTATGGCTCTATGGTTCCGTTCTTTATTTTTGAACCGGAGGATGAAGAGCTATGATTCACAGCTTTGATGTAGAAGTGGCCACAAAATACGGATTATTGGAAGCTATTTTATTCTACAATATATCTTATTGGGTGCAGAAAAACGAGGCCAACGAAAAGAATTTTTTTGATGGCGATTATTGGACTTATAACAGTGCTTCTGCATTTTCCAAGCTATTTCCTTACACATCGAAGCGAAAAATTGAGATTGCACTCAAAAACCTTAGAGATAACGGGCTGATAAAAACAGGGAACTACAACGAGAACAAATACGATAGAACATTGTGGTATTCGCTTGGAGAAGTAGGACGCGCCATATTACGCACAGGTGATATGGATGTTACTGTGGAGTCGTTTCGAAGCCACTCAGAGGTTGCACCTATACCAGTTAGTAAACCGGTTGGTAAACCAGATATTTCTTTACCCCCTAATAATCCCCCAGAGGGGGAACAGCAAAAGCCAAAGAGAAAACGCAAGAGTGATTCTGCGGAGGACGTAGAAGCGGCAGTAAAAGCGTTTGGCTATCCAGAAAGCACAAACGAACGCTTGCGCGAGTGGCTGGAAGTGCGAAATGCTAAACGCACACCCAACACCGTATCGGCTATTCAGAAGTGCATCAAGACGCTGCCGGATATGGCAAGGAAAAGTAATCTGGGCATTGATGCCTATTTAGACCAAGTGATTATGAGGGGCTGGGCGGCATTTTACGAGATTAAGGCATATCAGCCTAACAACGGAGCTTATAGCCGCAATCCTGAACCGCCCGCACCGCAATATAGGGAGGCAAAGTGATGGATTTAGAGAAAATCTTTTTGGGCTCTGTCATGATTAAACCGGAAGTTGCGCCGGACGTGATCGGTGACCTTGAGCTTGAGCTGTTCAGCGAAGAAACAAGGCCGGTGTGCGCCGCTCTTATTGGTCTGTTTGACGCCACAGGAAAGCTGGATGTGGTCGCAGCAGCGGAAAGATACCCGGCCTTGAAAGTGCCCATTGTAGAGTGTGTGGAGTCCATTGAAAGCGAATGTATCAGGCCGACACGGGAAAACATTTTGAACTGGCTGCGAATGCTTAAGGAAAACCGGGCCGCCGAAAAGTTCCGCAGCATTGCTTTAGAGTCCTGCAATCAGGCGCTTGGTTATGATGACCTGCAAGGCTACTATGAAAAGATGGGACGAGCGCTGGACGTTGAGGGCAAAACAGACGACTTTAAAAGCGCAGGCGACCTTGTGGACGATTATATCCGCTCACTTGGAGAAAAGCCGGAATATATTCCGACAGGGCTTTCAAAGCTGGACAGAAATCTGCACATTCTACCGGGCAACTTTATTCTTATTGGCGGCAGACCGAGCGCAGGAAAAACGGCACTTTCGATACAGCTGGCGACTGAAATGGCCATTAGAGGCTATCGTGTGTGTTATTTTAGTCTTGAGACGTCCACAGAGATTTTGTCTTATCGTATGATTGCAAACCGCATTTGCAACCCGCTTGAGGATGTGGAAAATAAGCGCGTTCCTGTTGCAGAGCTTGATTGCCTTGCAAGACTGCGAAAAGCGCCGCTGTTCTTTATGCCTGCATCCGGGAAAAGCGTTTCCTGGATAAAGGCGCAGGCGCTGCGGAAAAAGTCACAGATTGTTTTTGTGGACTATGTGCAGATTTTGAGTTGCGCAGACGCAAAAGATCGGTATACGCAAATCACGAAAATTTCCATTGCTTTGCATGAGCTTGCACAAAGTACCGGAATGGTAGTGTTTGGGCTTGCACAGCTGAACCGTGGAGCCGCACGCTCTGACCCTACAGTCGCAGATTTGAAAGAGTCGGGCCAGCTTGAACAGGATGCAGACGCTATTATTCTTTTGGGAGGCACAGATCACCCGTTTATCTTGGCAAAGAACAAGGAAGGAGAGGCGGGAATCTGGTTCAACATTGTATTCGACAAGGAAAAGCAGCGATTTCTGGAGGTGACACCATGACCGAAACCGAGATGTTATTGCAGCTCTGGGCGGACATCCTGGCCGACGTCCGGACCGACAAAGCCTTCATGCAGCAAGTCGAGCGGGCAGCTCAGGCCGCGGCCTTCCGTGTCCGGGCCGGAGCCGTCTGTGCCGAAGTAATGCGCCGCCTGCAAAAGGCCGGCGCGCTGCCGGGGGAGGGGTGGTGCACGGATGAAAAAAGACGCAATGATTTTGGTCGCATGTGAAGAATCGGGAACTGTGACGGAGGCGTTTATAAACCTCGGATTCACAAATGTGTATTCCTGCGACCTTCTGCCTACCAGTGGAAATTACCCAGCGCATCACCTGCAATGCGATGCGCTGGAGCTGCTGAAACTGAAATGGGATATGATTATAGCGCATCCGCCGTGTACTTATCTAACGAATGCCGGGGCACGCTGGCTGTGGGCTGGACATGAACTCAATCAAGAACGTTATCAGAAAGGCCTTGACGCAAAGGCATTCTTTATGGCGTTTTACAATACAGACTGTCCGAAAATTGCTATTGAAAACCCTGTGCCGTCTGCGGTGTTTGAAATGCCGCCCTGTACTCAAGTTATCCAGCCTTATGAGTTTGGACACCCGTACAGCAAAAAGACCTGTCTTTGGCTTAAAGGGCTGCCGCCTTTGACACCAACTCGGATCATAGAAGATCACATCCCGTATGTCTCGAGCGGCTCTTACTCAAAGACCCATGACCCGAAATATAAGGGGGCAAGCAGAAAAGGCGGCGCCGCAAAGAGCCGGAGCAAGACGTTTCCCGGCATTGCAAAAGCCATGGCATCCCAATGGTCTACAATTTAACGGCCATGGCAGAGCAATGGGCAGGGCCCTGCGGAAAGGAGTGACCCCATGCAATACAAACTGACCATCCCCGACCGCCTGCCGGGCCTGAACGAGCTGATCGAGGCCGAGCGGTCCAACTGGTACAAGGGCGCCCAGCTTAAAAAAGACGCCGAGCGCCGCCCCGCGCCTCCGATCGGCCGGTGCAAAGACTGCGCACACAGTTCGCCACGCATGGTCATGGGAAATAAAACCTATGGCAAAGTGTGCAAGATTGACTCGTATCTTGATCATGAAGTAAACCCGGACGGGTATTGCGATGGATTCAAGCCGAAGGAGGCCCCCAATGACTGACCTGCTCTGGTGCGCCACGCTGAAAGGCGCACCGCGAACCAAGAAAAACCACCAGCGCATCCTGCGCGGGGCAGGCGGGAAGCCGACCATCGCCCAGAGCAAAGAGTACATCCAATACGAAAAAGACTGCCTGTGGCAGATCCGCAGCCCGCCGCGGCCGCTGGCCGAGCCGGTAAACGTCAAGTGCCTGTACTATATGCCCACCCGGCGGCGGGTCGACCTGACCAACCTGCTGGAGGCCACCGACGACATCCTGGTCAAGGCCGGGGTCCTGGCCGACGACTGCGCGTCGGTGGTGGCCGGACACGACGGCAGCCGGGTGCTGCTTGACCGGCAGCGCCCCAGGGTGGAAATCGAAATCATAGAAATGGGATAAATATCGCTATGGCTATATATGGATACATCCGCATATCATCCAAAGATCAGAACGAAGATCGCCAGCTCATTGCATTGCGCGAATCCGACGTGATGCCCGATAACATTTACACCGACAAGCAGTCTGGCAAGGATTTTAACCGCCCGCAGTACAAAAAGCTGCTGCGTAAACTGAAAAAAGACGATCTGCTCTACATCAAGAGCATCGACCGCCTCGGGCGAAACTACGAAGAAATTTTGCATCAGTGGCGCGTCCTGACCAAAGAAAAAAGGGTTGACATTGTGGTTCTCGATATGCCGCTGCTGGACACCCGCCGCGGCAAGGACCTGATGGGCACATTTCTGTCGGACATCGTTTTACAGGTCCTGTCCTTTGTGGCGGAGAATGAACGGACTAATATCCGCCAGCGGCAGGCGGAGGGGATCGCCGCCGCCAGGATGCGCGGAGTCCAATTTGGACGGCCACCCAAACCACTTCCGGAAAACTTTGCCGATGTTTGCAAACGGTGGAAAAGCGGAGAGATCACCGGCACGGCAGCCGCCAAAGAATGTGGGATGCCGCTGTCCACCTTTCGTTATCGGGAGAACCATATAAGAGCAAACGAAGGATTATGAGTATCGAAATCATAGAAACGGAGGATTGACCATGAGGACAATTTCTGAAATCAAAAGCAATCCACACATTAAAATTCTGAATATGGGATTTGACGGTATGGCCTGCTATCTTAACGATAAGCAATACAAGCCGCCAAGAGAGATGGCCATCATTGCATCATGGTGCGGGGGTTGGGAGCACGTCAGTGTGAGCCTGCAGAACCGTTGTCCAACATGGGATGAGATGTGTCGAATCAAGGACATCTTTTGGGGAGAGGAAGAGTGCGTAGTTCAATTCCATCCGCCTCGCAGCGAGTACGTCAACAATCACCCCTACTGCCTGCACCTTTGGAAGAAGATCGGCGAGAAAGCAGACTTGCCGCCGAAAGAATTTGTTTGATTTGGAGGTGCTCTATGAAACCTATCGTTGACCGCATCGGCAAGCCCGCCATGCTGGAGCAGACCGCTGAAAAATGCGCCGAGCTTGCCAACGCCTGCTTGAAAGAGGCCCGGCGGCTGCGGGGCGAGAATCCCACCCCCAAGACCACGCCCGAGTGCTGGCTGGCCATCAGTGAGGAGCTGACCGACCTGCAGATCTGCATCGAGATGCTGGAGGCCGCAGGATATCACGGCGACCCGGCCATAGCCGACGTCAAGCGCCAGCGGATGGTGCAGCGCCTTGACGAGGCTGGAAAGTGAGGCGCTATGAGCAAAAAGTGCTTGGACTGCGCAAAGCGTCAGCAGATAAAGGGCTGGCGAGTCGCACGGGAGGCTTACAGCGTCCTGTGGCCGATTTTGATTAACAACAAGTCTGCTACATTGGAGCTCAGCGAAAAGCAAATACAGGGTCTCTTAGACGTCACAGAGGAAATGACAAGTATCATTTGCGGAGCAGAGGAAAGTGGCATGAATATATCTGAATACGCAGAGTATATTTCCAGCAAAGCAGATGAATGCAAAGCAAGATTGAATGAGGTGTGAAAATGTTTGGCGTACAGTTTTATCCGACACCGGCAAACCTGGTGCGGAAGATGATCGATTGCGTGGATTGGAGCCGCGTTCGCATGATGCTGGAGCCGTCCGCCGGAAAGGGCGATATCCTGGACGGCGTGAAAGCGGCGGGCCATCACTGTGCAATGGAATGTGCAGAGATTGACCCTGATTTGCGGGAAGTGCTGCGAGGCAAAAAGTACCTTGTTGCTGCTGAAGATTTTCTTTCATGGGATGCCCAAACCCGGTACGACCTGATTATGATGAACCCGCCTTTTCAGAATGGCGAGTATCACCTGTTGCACGCGCTGGACTTAATGCAGCACGGAGGGCAGATCGTGTGCCTGCTGAATGCTGCAACCATGGACAACGCAGAAAGCCCATCAAGGCGCGATTTGATGCATAGGCTAGAAAAGTATAAGGCCGAAATCAAAACCATTCCAGACGCCTTTAAACACGCTGAGAGAGCGGCAGACGTAGACGTTGCGCTAATCTATGTGGATATCCCAAAGCAGCGTCAAGACAGTTACACACTGGACGAACTGCGCCGGGCTGCGGATTTGCCGCCTTGTGACGTAGAAAGCAATCAGCTTGCATTCAGCGACCCAATAGAGGCGCTTGTACAGCAGTATCAGGCAGAGGCGAGAATAGGACTGAAGATGCTGGATGAATGCGAGCGGCTGAGCGCAATGCTGGGAGATGATGAAGAAAGCATTATCAAAGTGAGGATTGTGTCTGCGGAAGTGGCACAGGCGGAGTATCATAAGTGCGAAAAATACAATTCAAAACAAAACTGGTACATTCGAGAGCTGCGGGCGCGATACTGGCAAAAGCTTTTCGGTTCGCCGGCGCTGCGGGCGCTGATGACCCAACAGGTGCAGGCAGAGTGGAGCGCAAAGCTAAACGAACTGAGAAGCTATGACTTTATGATGCCCAATATTTTGCAGATCCAAAAAGACCTTGCGGCAAACCTTGTGCACAGTGTGGACGATGCTATTTTGCGGATGTTTGACCGGCTAACCTATGAGAATAGCATGGAAAAGAACGGCAACATACACTACTACAATGGATGGAAAACCAACAAGGCGGCAAGGATAAACAAGAAGGTCATTGTGGCGTTTTATCAGCTGTATGAACCAAGATGGGGAGGCAGCTGGTCAACATACATGACGGACGACTTTTTGGAAGAGCTGGAAAAAATCTTCACCTATTTGGATGTAGGCAGAACAGACGGAATGAGTGTGAGGAAAATTGTGCATGATTCGATAGATAAAGACTACGACGGCAGAAAGCTGCATTGTAAATACTTTGACTTGGAGTTCAAGAAGAAAGGCACAGTGCACATCTTTTTTACAAACCCGGAGCTGCTGAAGAAGCTGAACATTTTCGGAGGCAGGAAAAAGCAGTGGTTACCGCCGTGTTATGGGCAGAAAGACTACAACCGCATGGACAATGAAGAAAAAGCGGTTGTGGATGCCTTTGAGGGCCGCAAATCTTATGAACAGACGCTTTCCAATGTCCAATTTTATTTGGGCGGTGGCAGTCTGCTGGCGCTGAATGAATAAGGAGGCTTAATACTGATAATAAGTCTATTTGTGGGTATATGTGACTTTGGAAACTTTGCAATTAGCTATGTTGTAAACCTATTTTATACAAAAACAGATAATGAAGAGCAAGATTGGAGGCGAAATCTTGAACCGCATAACAAAGATACCAGATGATTTTTCCTGCCCGTTTGTGGAGTGCGCGCAATTTACATATTGCAGCACCAAGATATGCAGCAGGTGGGAAACATGGTTCGCCGACACGTGGTCAAAAATCCACAAGCAAGGGCTGGAAGCGATCGAAAGGAGAAAATTACATGAGCACCCCTCGGTATGACTGGTGGCCCTACGTCAAGGGCATGATCCGCCGTTACCCGGAGCTCTGCCGCCGGGAAGCGGACATGCACACCACCGCCGTTACCCCGAACTATGGCGGCGCGCCTGGTGGCCACGGCGGCCGGTCCGACCCTGTGGCAAACGCGGCCCTGCGCACCCTGCCGGAGATCAACCGCCGCGAGATGGACGCTGTGCGGGCGGCTCTGGACGAAACAGAAAAGCTGCCCCATGGTCGCCAGCGCCTCGAGATGATCCGGCTGTACTACTGGAAACGCTCGCACACCCTGTTTGGCGCGGCCATCAAGGTAGGGGTATCCGAGCGGACAGGCCAGGGTTGGAACAGCGAATTCATAAGGGCCGTTGCAAAAAATTTCGGGCTTTTATGATCTTTGCGGCTCAGAGCCGAAAACCTATGCTATATTGATACCATCGAGAGCCGCAGGCGGGGGCGCACCCCTTCGCCGGCGGCTCTTTTGGTCCAGCGCAATGCTGTCACCATACACCCCGCGGCCGGAGGCGGGTAAGTACCCCGGCAGCAGCCCAGCTTACGGGAGGCCCCCATACTGACCGGGGGCTTTTTCATGCGGCCGGCCGTTGGGGCGCGGGGTTCTTTTGCTCTGTCTGGGGTCATTGAGTTTGCAGGCTTTACCTCCTTGTCTTACCCGGTCTGGTTCAATTCCAGGCGGTCGCACCATATCCCGTACCCCGTAAACGGGACCACAAAGCGCATGATGGTTTTCTACACTCTTGCTTCCCATCACCGGGAGCTTGCGGGCGTACCCTTCACGCCCGCACCTGTCGGAGGCCCCGGAAGGCTTTGCGCCTGTGCGCTTTTATTTTTTGTTTTGAGAGGTGGTGTGTGATGGCCAGACCGTTGAAATATAAGACTGTGGCCGAGCTGGAAAGCGCCATCGACGCCTACTTCGAGGACTGCAAGGGCAAGCCCCTGCTGGACGAAAACGGCCGGCCCGTCCTGAATAAGTTCGGCTACCCAGTGATCCTGGACGAGCACCCGCCCACTGTCACCGGGCTGGCCCTGGCGCTGGGGTTTACCAGCAGGCAGGCGCTGCTGAATTATCAGGCAAAAAAGCAGTTCGTTGACACGGTTACGCGCGCGAAGGCCCGCTGTGAAGCCTACGCCGAAAGCCGCCTGTTCGACCGGGACGGCGCGCGGGGAGCACAGTTCAGCCTGGAACACAATTTCCAGTGGAGGACGGACAACGGTCCTCTTTCGGTATCCGACCCGAAAGCACAGCTGGAGGATGACCCCATTACCAAGAGCTTGAAAGAGGAGGCCGCACGTGGCACTGAGCAATAAGCAGCGTGAAATACTGCGGTTTCCGTATACAAAATACGATTCGATCATATGCGACGGCGCTGTGCGTTCGGGGAAAACCTCGATCATGGCGCTTTCGTTTTTTCTCTGGGCGATGGGGAATTTCAACGGCTGTGCTTTTGCCTATTGCGGCAAGTCGGTCGGGTCGGCTGAACGAAACATTGTCACTCCCCTGCTGTCGGTTACATATTTGCGCCAGAATTTCGACATCCAGTACAACCGGGGCGAGCATGTTATCACGGCCCGCAGAGGAAACCGAATAAATCGTTTTTACCTGTTTGGCGGGCGCGATGCGTCGAGCTACACCCTGATCCAGGGTATTACCCTTGCCGGTGTGCTGCTGGATGAGGTCGCCCTGATGCCCCGCTCTTTTGTGGAGCAAGCTCTGCTGCGGTGCAGCGTTAAGGACGCAAAAACGTGGTTCAACTGCAACCCCGACAGCTCTAACCATTGGTTTTACAAAGAGTGGGTGCTCAAAGCGGCAGAACGCAACGCCTTGCACCTGCATTTTCTGCTGGATGACAACCCCAGCCTGGACGAAGCCACCAAAAACTGGTACAAAACTTCGTTCCGGGGCATCTATTACCAGCGCTACGTTGAGGGCTTGTGGGTGGCTGCGGACGGCGTGATCTACGACATGTTCGACGCCACCGAAAACGTTTACCGCAAAGAGGATGAGCCGAAAGGCCTTAAATATTCCGCCCAGCGTTATATTGGCATCGACTACGGCACCATCAACGACATGGTCTATCTCGACGCATACGACGACGGGGAAACCCTGTGGATCACCAGAGAATACCGCTGGGCCAGCCGCGAGAAGATGCAGCAGAAAACTGATACCGAGTACGCGGATGATTTCATGGAGTTCATGGGCCCGGACCCGCAGCTCTATTGCCCGGCGGTGGTAGACCCGTCGGCGGCCAGCTTCAAAGAGGAGCTGCAGCGCCGGGGCGTCTATGTCATCGACGCGGACAACGACGTGTTGGACGGCATCCGCCGGGTAGCTACCCTCATGGGGCAGCGCAGGCTCAAGATATGCGAGACCTGCGAGGGGCTGATCGGTGAAATATCCGGGTATATCTGGGATGAAAAGGCTGCACAGAACGGCGTTGAAAGGCCGGTCAAGCAAAATGACCATTGCCTGACCGGCGACACTCTTGTAGACGCCGTAGGCGGGCCTGTGCCGATTCGAGAGCTTGTCGGGAAGGCCGGCGAGGTTTATTGCACGGATGGATGCAAAGTAAAAGTTGGGACGTTCCGCGACGTCCGCATGACGCAAGAGCAGGCGGATGTTTTTGAAGTGGAATTAGCAAACGGGAAAAAAGTAAAAGCAACGGCTGACCATCCACTCTTGACACAGAGGGGCTGGGTGATGCTCAAAGACCTGCGCACGGACGATCGAGTTGCGTGCATTGGAGGCATTTATGGAACGAGTGACTTACAGCAAAGACGGGAAGACTGCTTATTTTGATGGGCATAAGTTCCGCCGGGACTCGAAAACCGGTTACTACTTAGCCGGTAAGCCCACCTATCAGGGCAAACGAGAAAGGCTGCATTGCTATGTATGGCGGTACTTCAATGGCCCCATTCCCGACGGATTCCACATACACCACAAGGACGAGAACAAGGACCACAACGACATTGAAAATCTTGCCTGTGTGCCAGTCAGTGAACACACCTCGTATCATTCGCGAAAGTACATAAGCGAACACCATGAAGAGGTGGTTGAAAACCTGGACCGCGCACGCGCTTACGCTTCCGAATGGCACAGAAGCCAGGCGGGCCGGGCATGGCATAGCGAACACGGCAAAAAAGAGTTCGAAACCATGCAGAAGCGTGAATACACTTGCAGGCATTGTGGAGAAAAGTATCTGGCCCTGCCTGTTGGGTCCGTTCATAAGTATTGCAGCAACGCGTGCAAAACCGCTGCAAGGGTTAAATCCGGCGTTGACAACGAAAGGAGGTTCTGCGCGGCCTGTGGAAAAGAGTTTACTGCAAACAAATATACAAAAACAAAGTGCTGTTCCAGAAGCTGCGCGGCTCGACTTCGTGCCAGTCAAAGCCGTAAGAAGCGTAGGCCGGGAACCGACTTACAACATGGAAGTGGACGGCTTCCACAACTTCTCGGTGAATGACGGGATTGTAGTTCACAACTGCGTGGACGCCCTCCGATACGTCATTTCTACCACCATTCCTCGCTGGCGTTTTGGGGAGGTATAACATGTCCAGACGCAACAAAAACCGCCCGAAAGGCGCACAAAACACACAAGGCGTCACGGATGCGGTCAGCGTCCTGGACGCCTTTTCCAATCCCCTGTTCCACTTGGGTTTCGGGTCACAGTCGCCGCTGGAGGCGACGGAATACCCGCTCACCCGTATGACCGACAACTACGCACTGCTCAACAGCCTCTATTGGGATAACTGGGTTGTACAGAACGTGGTGGGGCTGGCGGTGGACGACATGCTGCGGGAGTGGTACGAGATCACCGGCAGCATCACGCCGGCCGCCGCGAAAGCCCTTGCAAAGCTCGAACGGAAGACCCGCCTGCGCGCCCGCCTGAACGAGGGGCTGCGCTGGGGGCGGCTGTACGGCGGCGCTGCGGGGCTTATCCTGATCAAGGGACAGGAGGATCTGTCCAAACCTCTTGACCTCGGCATGATCTACCCCGGCAGCTTCCAGGGCCTGTACATCCTGGACCGGTGGCAGGGCATCACGCCCAATATGGGGCTGGTGTTCGACGGTGGGGAAGAGGTGCCGGAAAGCTATTCCATCACCGACGGGCGCGGCCACACGGCGGCGACGGTGCATCACTCCAGGGTGGTGCGGTTCGTCGGGCGCGATCTGCCCCGCATCGAGCGCCAGACGGAGCTTTATTGGGGTGAATCTGAGGTCGAGGCCCTGTACCGGGATGTGGTGTCCCACGACAACGTATCGGCCAACATGGCCGCCCTGACCTTCCAGGCCAACGTCAACACAATGGAGGTCAAGGGGCTGGAACAGCTGCTTTCCATCGGGTCGCCTCAGGTACAGCGGCGGTTCTGGCAGGTCATGCAGGCACAGAGCGTGCTGCGGTCGAATTTCGCCACCCAGGTGGTGGAGCAGGGCACCAAGCTCACCAATACGCAGTACAGCTTTACGGGCCTGCAAGAGGTCTACGAAAGCATGTGCATGAACCTCTGCGGCGCGTCCCACTACCCCATGACCAAGCTGTTCGGGCGCTCTCCCGGGGGCCTCAACGCCACCGGCGAAAGCGACCTCACCAACTACTACGACTACATCGATTCCCAGCGGGAGGCAAAGCTGCGGCCTGTTCTGGAGCGGCTGCTACCGGTGCTGTGCATGAGCGCCCTGGGCGGCATTCCGGAGGATATCGAGATCGACTTCCCGCCGCTCAAAACGCCGTCTCCCATCGAGATGGCGCAGATCGGCAAGACCAAGGCGGAAGCCATTGCGGCGGCCTATACAAACGGTCTGCTGAACGTGGACACCGCCCAGAAGGAGCTGAAAAAACTGGAGGAAGAAACCGGGCTTTTCGGCAGCATAACGGACGACGAAATCGCAGCCAATGCGGGAAAGTCGTACCAAGATGTGACCGCTTTACATGATCCTCTGTTGGGCTACTCGATAGGTGGTGACGTAAATGCCGACACTGAACCGAGCGCCGAACGAGCAGGAGCTTGAAAAGCTCATTGCTGTTTTCCTCCGGGCTGAAACGGCGATTATAAATGAGATTGGCAGATTGCGGAGCAGTGGCCTGGCCGATTATGGAGCTGTGGCCGCTTTGGAGCGGGTGCAGGCGATCCTCCGGCAGATGGAAAGCGACGCCTGGACCTACGCCCCCAAGATGATAGAGAAGCAATTTTATGTTTCTCACCCGGAAGCCCGCCGCATCCAGGGCGAAAGCCTGACCAAACATATACGCGCCTATAACAACGCCGCCGCCCTGACCGCAGAGCAGCACGCTGTGGTTGACCAGCTTGTAGCGGCGCTGATGGGGGAAATTACCGACGCCTCGGTCACTGTCATGGCCACGGTGCAAAGCGCTCTGATCGGCCGCATCGAGCCGGACGTCTACCGCCGGGTAGGCCTGGAACAGGTGGCCCTGCGGCAGGCGACCGGGCAGGGGGTGTATAAGCAGCTGCCCCGGTTTGTGGAGGCGCTGCGCCGGGAGGGCGTCACCGCCTTTGTGGACAAGGCCGGCCGCCGCTGGAGCCTGCACACCTATTGCAGCATGGTCTCGCGCACCACATCCAGACAGGCGGAAGTGTTGTCTGTGCTGACGGCAGACCCTGAACAAGACCTTTACCGCATCAGCAGCCACGGCACGACCTGCGCCCTCTGCGCCCCCTACGAAGGCAGGGTATACAGCAAGAGCGGGACAAGCCCCGACTACCCTCCCCTGTCCGATGCTTTTGGCAAGCAGGACCCAAACGGCCCGAACACACTGACCAACACTTGGCTCAACATTCACCCCGGGTGCCTTCATAGCATCCACAGCTTCACAGAGGCCGGACGCAGCGCCAAAGAGATACAGGAGATCAAGGACTTTTCCAACCCCGCAAAGAACCCATACAGCCGGGACCCACGGACGGAGAAGCAGATCGAAGCCTACCGGGCCAAAGAGCAGGCGCGGGCCAAATGGCTTCGAGAATACCGCACCTGGCAATCGTACCGCATGACGGTGGGCGACCCGGTCCCCAAGACCTTCGCCACCTTCCAGAAGCACCGCGCTGCGGATGATGACAAGTGGAAAACGTGGCGCAAGCTGTATAGAGAGGCAAACGCCGAATCAAGCGCCTAAGATTCTGAAATCTTCCTTTTCCAGCTTGTGAGGGAAAATTTTAGATTTGTCTCTTGACTTTTTGTTGCTACAAGTATATAATTCATGTAGCAACAAAAAGGAGGCGAATTATGGTTGCCAAAATTGGGCGGCCTGCATCTGAGAATCCAAAAGATTATATGCTTAGAGTGCGAATGGATGAAGAAACGCTAAAACAGCTTGATGAATGTTGTAAAGCGGAGAATCTTTCACGGTCTGAGGTGGTAAGAAAAGGAATCAAAGACCAGTACGCCAAGATAAAAAAATAAGACAATCGGGAGGACGTGGAAAATCAACCCGATTGCCTTGTTTTAACCCCAGAGGTTTCCCTTTGGTAAATCCATTATACCATAGGCTGAGACCTCTTACAAGACAAAAGAGGTATAAAATGACTGGTAACATTGAGCTCTTGAACGTCAACGGTATTGAGTGCTACGAGAAGGACGGCACCGTCTATCTCAAACTGGAGGCTGTCGCCCGAGGGCTGGGGTTTACCCAGACAGCTAAGAGCGGAAATGAGGTTGTTCGCTGGGAACGCGTACGCAAATATCTTGATGAAATGGGCGTCCCCACTTGTGGGGATGATGATTTCATCCCCGAGAATATCTTCTATCGTCTTGCCATGAAGGCTAAGAACGAAGTAGCGGAGGCGTTCCAGGCTAAGGTGGCCGATGAAGTCATCCCCTCCATTCGCAAGCATGGCGCGTACATGACCGAGGACACCCTCGACCGGATGATTAACTCCCCCGAATTTGGCATCAAGCTGCTGACCGCCCTCAAAGAGGAAAAAGACAAGCGCAAGGCGCTGGAAGTAGCGAACAGTGAGTTGTCCGTGCAAAATGCGATTATGGCCCCGAAAGCAGATTATTTTGATGATCTTGTAGACAGGCACCTGTTGACCAGCTTCCGCGATACCGCAAAAGAGCTGGGCATCCCGCCCAAAGCCTTTGTGGCGTGGCTGTTGGAGAAGAAATTCCTCTATCCAAAAGCACAAGCTGGTGCCCTATGAGAACAAGAACAATGGCTTGTTTGAGGTACGGGAAAGCAAGAACGACAAGACCGGCTGGGCCGGAACACAGACCATGGTAACGCCCAAAGGCAGAGAGACCTTCCGGCTGCTGTGCCTTGAGGCAAAATAAAAACGGAACCCACCCGCGCAAGTGGGCCGAAGCACTGTGCGAAAGCATGGTGCTTTTTTGTTGCCGTCGGAAAGGAGGACACCCGATGGAAAGTTATCAAACGATGCTTGAAAAAGCTCTTGCGGATGAGATCGCCACCGTGCGCCTGTATCTGGCGTGCATGGCTGTTGCTCCGCCCGGGGATGTGGCCACGCTGCTGGAGATCAACGCGGACGAAACTGACCACATCGCCCTGATCGCCGGGCTGCTGTCCAGGCTGACCGGGAAACCGGTGGACTACGCCGCCATGATCGGAGGTGCGGACTGATGCCCGTTGCATATTATGGCTCCAGCATTTCCCCGCACATCGACCGGTCGCCGGAAGGCTACCTCATCTGCCGGGATGTGCCCATCAACCGCACTGGCGTGCAGGACTACCTGGCCGGGGAGCTGGGACTGGACGGCGACCCCGAGCGGGTCGTAAAGGTCTACCGGCTGCCGGAGGACGTCTTTGCGCCGGCCGCCCTGGCAAGCTTTGAAGGCAAGGATGTCACAGACAACCATCCGCCCGAGATGCTCACGGCGGAAAACCAGTCCGCCTACTCCAAAGGGCATCTGGAGCACGTGCGGCGGGTGGGGGACAACACAGTAGCCGACCTGTTCATCAAGGACCCGGTGCTGGCCTCGCAGGTGGAAAGCGGGGCCATGCGCGAGGTGTCCTGCGGCTACAACTGCAAGTTTGAACCGTACCTGGACGGGTACAGGCAAACCAACATCATCGGCAACCATCTGGCCGTTGTACCGCGAGGGCGGGCGGGCCACGATGTTGCGATACATGACGCCGCCGCACAGGCGGGGAAAGGAACCTGGAACATGAATTTCTGGAAAAGTTTTTGGGCGGGTATGTTTGGGGCAGCAGCAGATGCGGACCTGGATGTTCCCCCGACAATGACGGCACAGGCCGTGCAGGACGCAGAACCCGCCTCTATGGCGCAGGACGCGAAACCCATGGCAGAAAAGCCGCCCGCACCGGCCGCCAAGGACGAAATGGTGGAGACGGCTCCCAAGGGCGACGACCTGGGCGCCAAGCTGGACCGCATCCTTGCGATGCTGGAGGCCAAGAGCCGGGGCGGCCATGGCGAGCACCCGCTGCACGATGAAGGCGACATCGACGCCGAGATCAAGCGTCTGCTTGGGGCGGAAGAGGACGGCAAGTCCATCACGATCCCGGTGGAGAACACCGACGCATGCGCCTCTGGCCCCGCCCGCGATGCTGCCGTCGAGCTGCTGCGCCGGGTGCGGCCCGCGGTCTCCGAGATCAAAGACCCCGGCGAAAAGGCCCGCGTGACCGACGCTCTGCTGTCCGCCGTCCGCGGCAAAGACAATATGGCCGAGATCGCCCGCGCGGCTACCGACGCCGCCAAGGTCAACGCCGCCCAGACCAGTCAGACCACCTACGATAAGATTTGCGCGGATTCCGAGGCCGCTTACGCGGCCCGCAACCCGCACACGAAGAAGGAGGGCTGACCATGCCCCTGACCCCTCAGACCATCGGACTGAATATGTCCCATGGATTTGCCGGGAGCTATGCGCGGCAGCCTGACATGATTGTCAGCACGGCCCCGCTGGGTGGAGCTGCTGTAATCGCCTTCGGAACCCCTCTGGTACGTGGGGAGAATGGCGCGGTAATCCCCATGGGCGCCGGGAACACCGGCAATCAGTTTATCGGTGTGGCCGGCCGGGAGGTCAAGAGCCCGGCGGCGTTCTTCAACCAGAACGTGGGCCAATACGCCCCGGAGGAGCCGGTTTCCGTGTTCCAGCGGGGATGTATCAACGTCAAGTGTCAGAAGGGCGCCCCTTCCATCGACGGGACAGTGTACGTCCGCGTCACCGCGTCCGGCAGCTATGTTGTGGGCGGCTTCGAGGCCGAGGCGGACGGTGCGAACACTGTGGCTCTGGTCAATGCCCAGTGGAACGGCCCGGCGGATAACAATGGCGTAGCAGAGCTGCGCATTGCCTATGTCGGTCCCGTGCCTGCTGTCTCCGGTTCTGCCGGGGAGGACGGCGGCTATTATCAGCCATCTGTCAGCGAGTCCGGGGAACTGACCTGGACGGCCAGCAAGGCGGGGATGCCCGCCGTTGCAGGCGCCAACATCAAGGGACCCGCAGGCCCCAAAGGTGACACCGGCCCGCAAGGCCCAGCCGGCGCAGACGGTGCTCCTGGTGCGCAAGGCCCTCAGGGCCCGGCTGGCGCGGACGGCGCGCCCGGAGCCCAGGGGCCGGAAGGCCCCCAAGGACCCGCAGGCCCCAGTTATACCCTCCCGGACGCAACCACAGCAGTGAGGGGCGGTGTGCTTCAGATGGCCGCTATTGCGGACCTGGCCGCAGCCCCCACGCAACAGGATTTCAACAATCTTCTGGCCGCTCTCCGCACGGCGGGGATGCTGGCCACCTAAGAAGGAGTGAATATTATGCCTTTGAATCCTCAGATCATTGGAAAGGACATGCCCCACGGGTTCGCGGGTTGCTATGCCCGTCAGCCCGATATGATCGTCGAAACCAGACCCGCTGGCGGCGAGACCCCCATCCCCTTCGGCGCGCCCCTTGTCTATGATGATGGCGCTGTAGTCCAGGCCGGTGCCAGCTTTGCCGCCGCCAATTTCGTGGGCGTTGCAGGTTGCGAGATCAAGAGCGCTCTGACCTATCTGGACCAGCAGGCGGGCCAGGACGCCCCCGGCGACGCTGTGAGCGTGTTCCAGCGCGGCTCCATCAATGTCAAATGCTACGACGGTACCCCCGCTCTGGGTGGGACCGTGTACGTGCGGACCGGCACCAGCGAGACTTACACCACCGGCGAGGTGGGCTGCTTCTCCGCCAACAATGAGAGCGGCAAGACTGTGGCCCTGACCAACTGCCAGTGGGGCGGCCCCGCCGATGCCAACGGTATTGCAGAGCTGGTCATCCTGACCAAGCAGAACGCCTGATAAACAGGAGGTAAATTATGAGCTTTCAGAATGTCGGCACTTTCAACGCCGGCGTGATTGGCGGCAAGGCGGCTTCTGCCGCGCCTGCTTCCGGCGCGCCCATCATGGACGCCGCGGGCATCGCTTCCGGCGGCGCATTCCTGGTCAGTGAGCTGGAGAAGCGGGATCCCGTGATCCGCAAGCCCCTGACCAGCTTCACCTATCCCCGCGACATCGTCATTTTGACCGGCGGCGGCTGGGTGGACTATGTGTCCGCTATGTCGGTGGCCTACGGCATGACCGGCGGCGCTGGCAACGGGCCCGTAACGGCAGGCGGCGCAAACGGCATCCCCATCGTGCAGGCCAGCGTGGACAAGGGCGTCTATAAGGCCCATGTCTTTGCCGCCGCCCTGCGGGTCATGTTCCAGGATATGCAGCGCTCCAACTACATCGGCCGCAGCCTGGATAACCTGCTGCAGGATGGCGTGCGCATGGCTTACGACAAGCACATGGACGCCAACGTCTATGTCGGCCTGACCGACTACGGCACCACCGGCCTGGTCAACAACCCCGACGCCGTGGAGACCACCGCCGCCAGCAATGGCGCAGACAGCCCCTCCACCAAGTGGGTGGACAAGACCCCTGGCCAGATCCTCAAGGACGTCAACGACGCTTTGACCGCGGGCTGGGCCGCCAACGAGTACGACGAGAGCGCCATCCCCAACCACATCCTGCTGCCCTATGAGCAGTACCTGTACATCATGACCACCAAGGTCACTGACCTTGCCACCGAGACCATCTATGACTTCCTGATGAAGAACAACGCGGCCACCAAGGCAGGCGGCGACCTGTTCATCGGGGCTACCCGGTGGTGCAAGGGGGCCGGTACCGGCAGCAAAGACCGCATGGTGGTCTACAACAACGACCCCCGCTTCGTCAAGATGGACGAGCTGGTGCCCCTGGCCCGCATCATGAGCCAGCCCAACGTGGCAAACGTCTGCTACGATACCGCCTACATGGCCAACATCTCCGAGGTGCAGCTGTTCTACCCCACCTCCATCCGGTACGTTGACGGTGTATAGTTTGCCTTATGGAAATCTGGAAAGATATTCAAGGATATGATGGCGTTTTCCAAATAAGCTCGCTGGGTAGGATTCGCCGCGTAACAACATCATTTGTTCGCAAGAGCAGGTGGGGACAGAATTGCGTTTGCACTGTTCCGGGGTGGACAAAAGGCCCTGAATTTAAGCACGAACGGGGAGTAACCCAAAAGGGCGGGGGCTATTACTTCTATGGAACATTCCACAATGGAAAAGCCATATGCTTCGATATCCATCGAGAAGTGGCCAAGGCGTTTTTGCCCAACCCTGAAAACCTCCCTACTGTAAATCACAAAGATGGAAATAAGCACAACAATTGCGTTGACAACCTAGAATGGGCGTCTATGAAAGCGCAAATGAAGCATGCCGTTGAAAACCATCTGTCTGATTACAGCGAGGAAAGAAACCGAAAGATTTCCGAAACAAGAAAATCGCTTCGATGGTATACAAACGGCTCAAGCGAAATTTGTGTGCGTCCATTTTCTGAAATTCCAGATGGATGGAAGCCTGGTAGAGTAAAAAGGGGGTGAACAACTTCAAATGTTTGTTCTAAGCAAGCGCAACATCGACCTTCCCGCGCCTGACGGCGGCGCTGTAGTGCACCTGAGCCGGGGCCAGCTGGCGGACGTGCCCGCCTGGGCGGCGGATACGGCCTATTTCAAGGCTCTTGTGGCCGACGGCAAGATCGTCCCCAGCGCCACATCCGACAAGTCCATGCAGGCCGCTGCCGAGAAGAAGGTCAAGACCCGGCGGGGCAAAGAAGTTACCGAGGAATAAGGAGGGCGCGTATGGGTTGCTTTGGCGGCTGGGGCTGCGGACATCCGCAGTTTTTCGGCATTGTCGGCAGAGCGGCCAACATCGGGCACGGCAAGGGGAACTACACCGTGGACCAGTTCCAGGCGGATTATCCGCAGTTCTTCACGGCGGAAGGCGTTTCCCTGCTGCCTCCGCCGATGCTGTGCAAAGTCATTGATATGGCGAACACCGCCGTGCAGCCTGACAAGTGGCTGGATGAATGGCGCTTCGCCGTTGGGCTCTATACCGCTCACTATGTGACCCTGTTCCTCCGTGGTTACTCCCCCAGCAGCGATTCCCCCCAGCAGGCCGCCGCCTCCGGGGCGCTTGTAGGTGTGGTCAAGTCGGCCACTCTGGGCGACAGCTCCGTCACCTACGACACAAGCGCCATTACGGCCGGCACCGAGGACTGGGGCGACCTCAACAGCACCACCTACGGCCAGATGCTGGCAAACCGGGCAAAGCTGATCGGGCTTGCCGGTATGACAGTGATTTGAGGTGATAGGAATGAACTGGGCTGACTGGTACACCGACACGGTGGACATTTACCGCGTCACGGATGTGGCCGACGGGACGCTGACCCGGCACAAGCGCCAGCTGGTGGCCGAGGGCGTGCCCTGCCGCATCTATCGCAGCGGGGATAACCCCATCCGGATGAGCCAGCAAGCCGCCAGCATCCAGCAGACCGATAAACTGGCCTGCGGGCTGGACGCGGATATTCGGGACGGGGACGAGCTGATCATCACCCGGGGAGCAAAGCTGGGCAAGCCAGGCCCTGTTACAAGGGCGTTCGCGGCGGACCCGGTCTATTATTACGAGCCCTTCGGCGCGATCATCCCGGGCCTTGCCCACCAGGAAATCACCCTGCGGCAGGAAGAGCGGACGAAAGGCGGCGCCCAATGAGCGGCGCTGTGAGCATCCGGCAGCGGGTGGAACAGCTGCGCAAACTGCAGGCCGACTTGCCGGACATCCTGTCCAACGCGGCCAGAGAGGCCACGCAAAGGGCGGTGGAGGCGACGATGGACGCAACCCCGCCCAAAGCGGGAGGGGACCGTCTGCCCGGCGTGAATACCGTCACCGGTGAGCTGAAAGCCCATTGGGAGACGGACAGTGTTACAGAGCCGCAGAAGGTAGGCGGCGGGTATGTGACCTTCCTGGCCAACGACATGGAATATGCGTCCTATGTCAACGACGGCCACCGGATGGACCGGCACTTTGTGCCCGGCCTCTATGTGGACGAAAACGGCCAGCTGAACTATGACCCGGCGGCGAAGGTGGGCCTTGTGGTGGGCACAAAGACCACGTACGTCAAAGGCGAGTTCATGGTGGACAAGGGGAAAGAAGCCTACCAGAAAGCGCTGGAAACCATCCTTGACGATGAGATAGGGAGGCTGACCAAGTGAACCTGACTGTATCGGCCCTCGCACGCTCCCTCGCCGATTACCTGGCCCCCGTGCTGCCCGGCGTCGCCATGTACGAGGACCCCAACCAGCAGGGCAGCCAGCCGCCCTGTATGTTTTTGCAGACACGGCACAACAGGCTCAAGCTCGAGATGGACGGCTACTGGCTGCGCACCCTCGGGCTTGACCTGACGTACCTGCTGGACTACAACCTTCCGGACCTGCAGCAACGGTACCAGGCCGCCGCCGAAGCGCTTGACCTTGTGATGGAGACCTTCCCCTACTCCGACGGCTCCAGCACGGGGCAGGCGCTTTTGCGGACCTATGACCGGTCGTGGAAGGTAGACCTGGACGCCATGCACTACAAATTCGAGCTGCGGGAGCGGGTCACCCTGCCCAAGCCCGACGTGCCCAAGATGCAGGAGCTGGAATTGCACCAGTATATGAAGGAGGCTGACCATGGCCGATAAGACCGGCGCGGCAAAGAGCGCCAAGAAATTCAGACGCGAGGTGCTGCTGAAAGACAAGCGCTTCGCGAAGTATCAGAAAGACTTTTTGGCGGCGGTCCTCACTGAGGAGGAATACACCGTCGAGGACGCCCTGGCGAAAGCCCGGGCTTTTTTTGAACGCGAGAAAGGGGGTAAAACCTGATGGGCGGTTCTTGGGACGGCAACGAAAACAAGATCATTCCCGGCGTATACCAGCAGTATTCGTCCAATGCTGGCGTCACCATCCAGCCTTCCACCCGGGGCATCGTCACCATTCCCCTGGCCCTGAGCTGGGGCCCGGTGGGCGTGGTGCAGACCATTGACGCAGGGGCGGACCTGACGCCGTATACCGGCTACGCCTCTACCGATGCACACAACCAGTGGGCACAGGAGATGCTCAAGGGCACCAACCGTACCTCTGCACCCTACCGCATCCTGCTGTACCGGCTGAGCGGCACTGGCGGCAAGGAGGCCACCGTCACCACTGGCACACTGACCGCTACCGCCAACTATCCCGGGGTGCGGGGCAACGATATCACCATCGTGATCACTGAGCTGACCGACCCCGAGGATACCTTCACGGTGGACACGGTGGTGGACAGGCGGATCGTGGACAGCCAGATGGCCGCGACCGCCAACACCCTCACCGCAAACGACTGGGTGACCTTCTCGGGCACCGGCGCTTTGACCTCCACCGTGGGCGCGCCCCTGACCGGCGGCGTGGACCCGACAGCGGCGGCAACGGACTACTCCGGTTACTTGACTGCTATCGAGCCCTACCGCTTTGACGCCATGGTCTACGACGGCGACGACGCCACCGTCAAGACGGCCATGCTGAGCTTCATCAAGCGGTATTTCGACGACAACGGCCGCCAGGCGCAGCTGGTAGCGGCAAACCTCACCAACCCTGACAGCCGCTGGGCCGTCAATGTCGTGTCGGGCGTGACCCTGGACGATGGCACCGAGCTCACCCCGCAGCAGGTCTGCTGGTGGGCAGGCGGCGCGCTGGCCGGGGCCCAGTACAATGAGGACCTGACCGGCGCAAGCTACCCCAGCGCGGTGGAGGTGCCCAGCAAGCTGACCCGTTCTGAGCTGGAGGCCGCCATCCAGGCGGGCCAGTGGGTGCTGCAGGATGATGGCAACGGCACCGTCAGCGTGGTGTATGACATCAACTCCCTGGTGACCTATACCAGCGACATCACCGAGCCGTACCACCTCAACCGCACCATGCGCGTGGCAATGGTGTCGGGCAACGACATCAACGACCAGTTTTCCACCCGCTTTAAGGGCGTGGAAAACAACGACGACGCCGGCCGCATGAACATCAAGTCGGCTCTGGTGAACTACCTGCTGACCATGCAGGACAACCGGGGCATCCAGAACTTTGACGGCAAGACCGACGTGTCGGTATACCAGGGCAAAAAGGTGGATTCGGTGCGCGTGGACGCCACGCTGTGGGTGGTCGGCGCCACGAACTTTATCTATGTCACCTGGTACATCAGCTGAGAAAGGAGGGCGTGATATATGGCTTATCTGCTTGCAAAAGACACCGTAAACGGTGCAGAGGGCAAAGTGATCGTCACGCGGGACGGCCAGAATTACGAGGTCGCTTACCTGCGCAACATCCGCCCTGTGGCAAACATCCAGACCGAGGATATGCGGGTGATCGGCACCCGCACCATCCAGAAGAAGATGAACGGTGTGGAACAGACCGGGACCGCGAACTGCTATTACGGCTACGATCTGTGGCGGGACATGGTGCTGCAGTATATCAACACCGGCGTTATGCCCGAGTTCAGCATCCAGATCACCAACCAGGATCCGGCCACCACCATCGGGACGGAGGTCACTGCCTATTATGGCTGCTACCTGACCGGTGAGATTCCGCTTTCCATTCTGGACAGCGAAAGCTCGATGCTGAACTATGACTTTAACTTCACTTATACCCGCGTGCAGCGCCTGCAGGACTTCAACGCACCCGCACAGCTGGGCAGCTAATAGGAGGCAAACATGGCAAATTCCGGTCTTTCGGCCTTTCTCCATCCGGTGCGCCCCGTCAACGAGGAGAAGGAAGTGGCCATTTCCGACCGCTTTCAGAACGCTGACGGGTCGCCCATGAAATTTAAAATCCGCGCGCTGTCGCAGGACGAAAACAAGGCCCTGCGGGCGCAGGCCACCCGCAAGGTCAAGGAAAACGGCCAGTGGGCGGAGCGTTTTGACATGGACGACTTTTCGGCCCGGATCATCGTCGCCGCCACCGTGTTCCCCGATTTCAGGGCCAAAGAGGTGTGCGACGCTGCGGGCGTGTCTGACCCCCTGCTTGTGCCGCGCAAGTGGCTCAAGTCGGGCGAGTATGCCCGGCTGTCCAGCGCCATCCTGGAGCTGTGCGCCTTTGACGATAGCCCCGAAGGTGAAGCGGCCATTGAGGCAGAAGTAAAAAACTAATCGGCGGTGATTCGTGTGAGATAGAGACCCTGGCGGCCTACTACCTTCTCACGAATCACGGCTGGCCGCTGTCGAAGTACGATGCCTTGCCGTACAGAGAAAAGCGGCTTACCAACGAAATGATCCTGTATGAGCTGAACCAGCGCAAAAAAGAGAAAGAGCTGGATGAAGTAAAGAAAGGCGGGTGATTGAATGGCTGAAATGCGCGAAGCTCTTGTTCTTGAGGACCGGTTCACGGCGGCGTTCAACCGTTATATCACGCTGGCAGAACAGGGCACTGCGTCTACGCAGGAGCTGAACGACGCCGCCGCGCAGGCGTCCAAAAACGCCCGTCTGGCCTCCGCTGCCTACGAGGCCGCCGCCATGAAAAGCAGCGCCGCCGCTGCGGCCGCCAGGGAACAGGCCGCCCAGACCGCCGCCCTTGCCTCCCAGGAGCGGCTGGAAGCCCAGCGCGCCCGGGAAGCAGCCCGGGCACAGCACGAAAACGCCGCCGCACAGAATAAAACGGCGGATGCCACGCAGGCCCTCACCGGCAGGATCAAGAGCCTTGTGGGGGCCTATGTGGGCCTGCAGACGGTGCAGAAGTTGGTGGAGACATCCGACCAGATGACCCAGATCAACGCCCGCCTGCAGCTCATGACCGGCAGCGCAGAAGCCGCCGCAGACGCCCAGGACAAAATCTATCAAGCGGCGCAGCGCTCCCGGGGCGCCTATATGGACATGGCCGACATGGTGGCCCAGCTGGGCACTTTGGCCCCCGATGCTTTCAGCAGCACCGACGAGCTGATCGCCTTTGCCGAGCAGCTGCAAAAGCAGATGGCCATTTCGGGCGCGTCGGGGCAGTCGGCCCAGGCTGCGATGGTGCAGCTGACCCAGGCCCTTGCATCCGGCACCCTGCGGGGCGATGAGCTCAACAGCGTGCTGGAGCAGACCCCCATGATCGCCAAGACCATCGCCGACTACATGGGCGTCACCACAGGCCAGATGCGGGAAATGGCCAGCGAGGGGGCCATCACGGCGGACGTGGTGAAAAACGCCATGTTGTCCGCCGCAGCTGAAACGGACGCGGCGTACGAGCAGATGCCTCTTACCTGGAGCCAGGTGTGGACCATGGGCAGTAACATGGCCCTGCAGGCCATGCAGCCGGTGCTGGACCTCATCAGCCTGGCAGCAAACAACACCGAAAGGCTGATCCCCATTGTCACCGGACTTGCGGCAGCTGTTACGGTCTATGCCGGGGCTCAAACGGCGGCCAACGCGGCCACATGGCTGGGGGTAGCGGCCAATCGGGCTCTTGTGGCGTCCATGCTCGCAAATCCGTTTCTGTGGGTCGCCGTTGCCGTGGGTGTCGCGGTGGCCGCCATTGCTGTGTGGGTGCAGTCTGTGGGCGGCGTGCAGGTGGCGTGGCTTACGGCGGTTGATGTGGTGCTTTCCGGGGTGGATAACCTCCGAATCGGCATCTATACCGGCATGTATGCCATCCAAAACAAGTTCGGAGAATTTGGACTGGCGGCGTTCACGATGGGCGTGAATGTGGTCAACTTTTTTGGTGACATGAAGGTCGGTGCGCTGGAACAGATCCAGGGCATGGCAAACGGCGCCATCGACATCATCAACTGGATGATCGATAAGGTGAATCTGCTGCCAGGCGTCTCCATTGACGCCATCGACAAACTGACCTTCGCCTCTACAGCTGCCGCCGCAAACGAGGCAGCCAAAGCGTCCAGGGCGGATGCTTTGGCAAAATCCCAGGCTGCTGTGGCAAAGCAGGAAGCCGACCGCGCCGCAAACCTGAACAAAATGCGGAGCGACGCCTATTCCGCCCATATGCAGCGCCAAGTGGGCATCTACAACGCAAAACTGGACGCTGCCGGGACGTCTGGCACGTCTGCAGGCGGGCTCTATGATGTGCCCGCCTTTGACGAAATGGCTGGTACGCTGGGCGATATCGGCAAAGACGTCAAGGGGATCAAGAAGTCGGTGGACCTGTCCAACGAGGACGTCAAGATGCTGGTGGACGTGGCCGCCCGGCGGTACGTCAACCAGGTCAATCTGACCAGCCAGACGCCGGTCATCACCATCAACGGGCAGAACACCGGCAACACCAAAGAGGACATGGCCGCGCTGGAATCGATGCTGAAAACCGTCCTGGCCGAACAGTGGGCGGCCGGAGGGTTCCGCGCCGTGGCACGGCCTATTTAAGGGGGTGAGGGAATGGCGAATTTTTACAGCATCTACTTTACCCACAACGGGCAGGTGGCGCGGCTCCCTCACAACCCCAGCGAATTGCCCGACACGCAGGACGCCAGCAACGGCGAATACAACGTGTTGGGGCTGGGCCCGGTCATGGTGCCGCGCACTCCAAATCAGCGGAAGATCAGCATCTCGAACTACTTCCCGGGGCAGGCATCGGCTTCCCTGACCAGCCTGCTGAGCTACCGCACGCCGGAGTACTACATCGAGTTTTTCCGGCGGGCGATGGCGTCCGGCGACCCGGTTCTGTATACCCCGGTGCGGATCAACGAGATGGGCGTTCCCTACGCCATGAGCCTCACCGGATACTATGTGCTGGTGACCCGGTTCGACTACCGGGAAAAGGGCGGGGAGACCGGAGATTTCTACTACGACCTGGAGTGCGTCGAGTGGCGGGACTATTCCCCCCGGCGGGTGCAGGTGGTGCAGGATACCGCCCAGGGGACCGCTTCCACGGCGCTTGCCGCTCAGAGCGCTGCAGTGTCCGCTCTGGCGCGGACAGTCACGCAGACAGCGGCCGCAGCCGTATCCGGGACGGCGTCCGGGGCTTTGGCCGCGTCGCTGGAACCGTCGAGGCAGACCCCGTCCCGGCAGCTCGTGGTGGGCAGCCTGTGCACGCTGGACGGCGCCTATTACGAATCTCCGGATGGGTCAGGCCCGCAGACCCCGGCGGCCGGGCTGCAGGTAACAGTGAGCCGCATTGAGGCCGGCACCCGCCGCGCCCCGGTCTATGTCAAGGACACGGCGGGGCAGGCTCTGGGGTGGACCGGCAAAGAGATGCTGCGGGTGGTGAGCAATGCTGCAAAAAACTGAGCTTGTGATCGCCAGCAAGGCGGGCGGCATGATCGAGATCTCCGGCCTTGTGGAAAGCTGCGAATGGGTCACCAACCGCACCGGCCAGCCCGGCAAATTCACCTTCACCTATCTCAAAGACAAGGACGTCACATTCACCGAGGGCGACGTCGTGCGCTTTTCAGTGGACGGCCAGGTGCAGTTTTACGGCTGGGTTTTTACCCGCAGCGAGACGCGCTGGGGCGAGGTGTCGGTCACTTGCTACGACCGGCTGCGGTATCTCAAGGCCAACGCGTCCTATACCTTTTATGCCCAGTCTGCGGGGGACATCCTGCGCCAGATCGCAGGCGACCTGCAGCTGGACGTGGGGACGGTGGAGGATACCGGCTATAAGCTCCCCTCTCTGGTGGAACAGGACCAGACCTGCCTTGACATCCTCCAGACCGCCATCGAACAGACCCTGCTGAACACCGGCAGGGTCTTTGTCCTGTACGATGACGGGCAGGGCCTGGCATTGCAGGAGGCCGCCAACATGATGTCGGATGTGGTGATCGGCGACCGATCTTTGCTGACCGATTATACCTACACCACCGACATCGACAAGCAGACCTACAACAGCATCAAGCTGGTGCGCCCCAACGAGGAAACAGGACGGGCGGATGTGTATATCCAGGAGGACAGCGGCACCATTGGGCAGTGGGGCCTTTTGCAGCTGTACCAAAAGGTGGACGGCGACGCCAACGAGGCCCAGATCAAGGCCCAGGCCGCCGCCACGCTGGAGTATTACAACCGGGTGCTGAAAACCCTCAAGATATCTTCTCTGGGCGTTCCCGGGCTGCACGCCGGGCAGATGATCCTGGTGAAAGCGGACGGGATGGGGGATACGGGTGTCAGTCAGTATGTCATGCTGGAGCGGGTCTCCCACCGATGGGAAAACGGCGTGCACACCATGGACCTAGAAACGATGGAACTATAAGGAGGCGGCCGCCGTGACCCTTGCAGAACAGCTTTATATCATGATGCAAAGCGCCGCGAAGGCGATGCAGCCGGCTGACTTTGTGGCGGGAACGGTGACGGCAGCCGATCCGCTGGAGATCACCTGCGACAACACCATGCAGGTGCTGAAAGCCCCCGTCCTGATCCTGACGGAACCTGTGATCGAAAAGAAGATACCGGTCCTCACCCATAAGCACTACATTTCCACGCTGACCCACACCCACACCTGCCCCACCGGCGCCACCAGCCCCGGGCTTACCGGACAATATCTGGGAGAGGATTCGCTGGTGTCGGAAGGAGCTTCCACCACTTTGCAGCAGGAGGATATCGTCTGCTACGAAAACGGCAAGGCGCTGCCCATCGAGGATGGGTACATCATCCTCAACCGGAAACTGGAAGAAGGTGACCGGGTGGTTATGGTGCGGGTCAACGACGGGCAGCGGTTCATCGTGCTGTCGCGTGAGTTCAAAAGCGAGGAAGGAGGGGAGTAAATGGCGGTTTTGCCGGTTTCGTCGGTGGATATCACCGGCGGCGTAAATTTCCAAAGCCAGCCGTCCCTTTCGTGGAACATCAACAAAGAGACGAACCGCATCGAGGGCACCACGGACGGCCTGGAAGCGGTGCGGCAGGCAGTGGAGATCATCCTGCACGTCGAGCGGTTCCGCTGGCAGATTTACCGCCCCTACTCCGGCATGGAGTGGGACGGGCTGATCGGTCAGGACCCATGCTATGTCGGCGCAGAGCTGCAGCGCCGGGTCATCGACGCCCTTACGGTAGATGACCGCGTTACCGGTATATCCGACTACGATTACACCGTGGACGGGTCGTCCCTGTCCGCGGTGTTCACCGTCAACACAGTGTACGGCAGCATTGCCGAGAGCGTGGAGGTGCCTTTGCAATGACCGATTACACGCAGAATACCCATCAGGCGCTGCTCCAGCAGATGCTGGCCATGGTCCCCTCGACCTTTGACAAGCGGGATACACAGCCTATCTCTACCGCACTCAGCCCGGCGGCCTACATTGCGGCCGGCCTGTACATCGACCTCAACCAGGTGCAGCTGCAGGCAGCCATTCAGACGGCATCCGGGGAATACCTGGACAACTGGGCCGTTCTGGGCGGCATTTCCCGCTACCAGGCCAGCGCCGCCGTCCGGCTGGGCGTATTCAATACGTCCGTGCCCATCGGGAGCAGGTTCTCCACCATCAACGGCGCGGACAGCATCGACTTCACTGTTACCGCCGCGGTGTCCGGCAACCAGTACCAGCTTACCGCCGATACGCCCGGCAGCATCGGCAACGATTACACCGGGCCCATCCTGCCCATTACGGCGATCCCCGGCCTGACGTCCGCCCAGATCACAGACATCCTGGTGCCTGGCGACGATACCGAAACGGACACGGAGCTGCGGGCGCGGCTCATCCTGGCCCTTACGGACCGGCCTTTCGGCGGCAACATCGCCAGCTACCGCACCGAGATCATGGAGATGGACGGCGTGGGCGCGGTGCAAATTTACCCCGTCTGGGACGGCGGCGGAACGGTCAAGTGCTCCATCCTGGGGGCTGACTATCTCCCCGCATCCCCTACGCTGGTGGAGCAGGTGCAGAACGCCATCGACCCGCCGCCAAACCAGGGGCTTGGCCTGGGCCTTGCCCCCATCGGCGCAAAGGTCACGATTACCGCACCCAGCGAGGCAGAGATCAGCGTGTCCGCAACGCTGACCATGCAGAGCGGGTATAACGTGGGGCAGGTCCAGAGCGCTGTAGAAAGTGCCCTGGAAGCCTACCTGCTGACCGTCCGCCAGAGCTGGGCAGACAATATCAGCAGCACCGGCGTGGCCTATGCCGCCAACATCTACCTGGCCAAAGTAACCGCCGCCATCATCGGCGTGACCGGTATCGTCAACGCCACCAACGTAGCCATCAATGGCGCGGCGGCTGACATCTCCCTGCCGCAGACGGGAGAGGCGCAGTCCGTGCCAGTCCTTGGGAGTGTGACCCTGACATGATCTACACGGATACCGAACTTTGCAAACTGCTTCCGCCCTGGTACCGCGAGGTGCTGGACTATCAAGCCCTGTGTCAAGCCGAACAGCCTGTTTTTCAGGACATCAAGATGCAAATGCAGGCGGTCCTTGACAATTTTTTCCCCCAGACGATGGACGTTTCTGCCGTCGAACAGTGGGAAGATACGCTCCATATCCTGGCCGACCCGGATTCTGAGACGCTGGATTTCCGGCGCTGGCGCATCATCAACCGCATCTCGACAAAACCGCCTTTCACCCTGCAGTTCCTCTACAACAAGCTGGACGAGCTGCTGGGGAAAGGGATGTACACCGTAGATGTAGATTACGGCAATTACACACTGTATATTTACAGCGAGGCCAAGGACCAGCAGCAGGCGCAGGAGATCATTTTCACGGTCAATCATATCAAACCCGCGCACATCGTCTTTATTTTCCGGCAAAGCCTGCAGATCGACCTTGTCGTCAACGAGGCGATCGGCTACAGCCGCGGCGGAAACTGGAATTACAACCTGGGGCAGTGGGCGCTCGGCGCGCTGCCCTTTGGCAGCGTCCTGGAAGAGGAGGTGGTCAAAACGGCGAACGAAAGCTCGATCCAGCAGTCCCTTATCAACGGCATGACCGCCGACGCCGCGGCCATGATCACGTCGGCACGCATCAACGGCACGGCCGTTATCAACGCGCTGTACAAGACGCAGCAGGACGGCACGCTGACTGTAAGCTACACGGTGTCCCCGTCTACGGCAGAAACCATTACGCAGGTGGAGCTGCTGTCCGCAGACGGCACCGTGCTGACGTCCGCATCGGTCTACATCCCTGTGCCGTCCGTTGAGACGGTCCAGCACCGGATCACGCTTGAAGAGGGGGTAAACCATGGCAGCAATTAACCCGATCACTGTATCCCTGCCGGCCGACCTGCCCGAGAACTGGACGGCCGGACAGACCGTAGCACCCGGCGGCGAGGAAGCTGGGCTGACCATGCAGCACGGCTACAACTACCTGATGCAGCAGGTCAACGCCGCGCAGGCGGCCTTGCAGCAGCTCGCAGCCTACTTCCCCAATCTCAAGACAGTGACTGACGGCGGCGGCTTTATCGTCATGGCCGAAAACATCCCGACCGCAGACCGTCAGCCCGATACCCTTTACGCATCCATAGCAAGGGACTATTCCGGACCCATCCCGACGTTTGGAGGTGAAAGCAATGGCTAACCGGTATGTGTGGAACAGGTATAACATCAAGACCGGTTACGAATGGAAGTGGAGTTCGCAATCCAGTGCATACACCAATCAGGCCGAAGTCCAAGCTGGCAATGCGGCATATCTGATTGGCTTTGAAAGGATGCCAACCATCGATGATGCCACGAATCGAATTCGTTACACCGGAAAATATCATATCATTGACGTTGCTAACTCGGGCACAAGTTCCAGCGTTGGGCGGACGCCATTATCTACTTACCCCTATGCAACGATCTTCTGCCCGTACGACAATTATGATGTAGAAAATTCTAACGTCAATACATCTAGCGGGGACAATACAGCGGGTTCCGGCAGTTCCGCATTGAGGCTTCGAACAATCTATGGCTGGAACGGCTATATTTATGAAAATCAGTCAGGTTCTGGCTATTGGATCATCGACGGTTCAAGCGCTGAAGGGTCCGATATTGACATTTTTATCGGATCGAATCCGGATTCTAGTTCTCACAATGGCAGCCGCATCTACCGGAACTATATCGCCTCTGTCAGTTCGCAGGGTCCTACCTTGCAAGGGACGGTTTCCAACGCTTCCAGCGGCGCTTATCCCAACAACGGCTCCAGCGGAGGTAGCTGGTACGTCTACCAGGGCTCCGATAACATCGACCCGGCGGCGGTAAGCATCCCCGCAAGCATTCAGGGCGGCACTTCCATTGACATCACTGTGACCCCATCCACCGGCAAAAAGTACGGCGGCACAGTGTCCTATACCTACCAGTACCGGCTGAATGGAGGCGCATGGCAGGCGCTGTCCGGGCCTACGACCGCCACCACCCAGCAGCTCACCGTGCCGAAGGGCACGGCCAGCGTACAGGTGCAGGTGCGGGCGCAGGATAACCTCGGCTTTACCTCCTCCACCTGGGTGGCCTCCGAGACTGTGGCAGTGACAAACAATCAGCCGCCCACGGCCCCCGGCAGCATCAACGTGACCAACGTCGTCAGCGGGCAGAAAGCAACGATTACCCTGACCGCCGCCACCGACCCCGACGGCAGCGTCGCCAGCTACATCTATCAGCGCTCGGTGGACTCTGGCATGTGGCAGCAGTTTGCACAGGCCAACACGCTGACCCAGACCGATACCGTATCGAACAGCTGGGGCACCGTACAGTACCGCGCCTGTGCGGTGGACAATGAGGGCGCACAGGGCCCGTTTGCCACCAGCACCCTCTATACCGTCACCAGCGGACTGCTTGTCATTGGCGGCCCGAATCCCTCTCTCGGCGAGCTTGACCGGCAGTTCAAGCTCGCCCTGAACATCAACGTTACCGGCGTGCCCAGCCTGACGGACATCGACGTGCAGGCTACACTGGACGGCGCCGGCATCTATACCGGCCAGGTGGATTCCGGCGGCGTGGCGACCATCCCAGTGGACGCCCGTGTGCTGTACACTGGCGCTCACACCATCCGTGTCACGATCTCGCACGACGACTACGAACCGGCAACGGCGGAGTATACCTTCACCGTCCCCACCGTATCCATGCCGGACGGCGGCCGTGCACTCGTTGGCCAGACCCCGGACGGAGAGCCGGCCTTTTTCTACACCACAGCGCAAGCGGTTTTTTGCCAGGGCGGCACCCTGGCGGACGTGCTGGCCGCTCTGCAGGGCGGGTCTGCCGCCCCCTTGCTGGAGCCGGTGGTCAAGGCCGCGCCGCCCTCCGGCAGCTACGCCCTCTCCCCCGGCGTCCTGTACGACTTCACCCAGGCGGACGCCCACACCCTGACCTTTACGTTTAAGGCCCCCGCGAGCGGCAAGGCCGCGGCCTATCATGTGATGTTCAAGAGCGGCCGCACGGCGGCCACCGTCAACCTCCCCGACGGCGTCAAGACCCCCGACGGCTACGTCATCGAGGCGGGCCGGGTGTATGAACTGTCCATCTTGCAAAATATGCTCGCCTATCAGTCGTGGGGTGCATCATGAGGCGGCGGGTTCTTCTGGGCGGCGGGATGGACAAGACCGTCCTTCTCCGCAATTTTAACGCCGCCAGCGGGCAGACCTTCACTCAATCCGCTGGTTTCACTGCTGCGTCCAACAGCGTGCTGACGCTGTTTCTGGATTTTACTTTCACCGGCAACCAAGGTGACGGCAGCACATCGGTCATCAACAACGTGTTGTGCGCCGGCATCAGCCCCCAGGAATGGAACGACACCTGCTGCCGCCTCTACACCGGCAACGGGGACCCGGCGAAGCTGCTTGTGGTCGGCTTCGACGATGGAGGGCAGCAATACTTCAGCACCGGGGGCAGTCTGATCCGCCGGAACAAGGCGGTGCTGCGCATCCATTACAACACCGGTACGTGTGACCTGTGGCTCAACGGCCAGCAGATCGCCCAGAGCTTCGGCGGCTTTGGTTCCGGCGGGCAGGCCGCCTGCCTGGGCGCGGTCAGCATCTCCAACGCCGAGGGCTCCAGCCGCTTCCGGGGCACCTACCACGAGATCAGCCTCCTGCCCAGCACCCTGCGAGACGAACAGCTCCGGGCGCTGACAGAATGAGGGAAGTATGAACAACAACGAAATCATGAGGGAGGACGCATGACGGCAGAACAACTGCTGCAAGCCATTCGGGACTTGCTTTTCGGCGGCGGGGCGGGGCTTGTGGTGATTTTGAGCTTGATCGAAATCACCCCCGTCAAGGTGAACCCCTGGCGGGCCATTGCCAGGGCTCTGGGCCGGGCCATCAATGGCGAGGTGCTGGAATCCGTTGCAGAAGCCAAAAAGGCCCAGAAAGAGACCCGCAGGGCCCTGGATGAGCACATCCGGGCGGACGATGAACGCAACGCGGATACGCTGCGAATGCGCGTCCTGCATTTTAACAACGAGCTTCTGCGGGGCGACCGCCACACCCGGGAGGATTTCATCGAGATTTTGGCCGTGATCGATGCCTACGAACAGTATTGCAAAAATCACCCCAACTACCGCAACAACCGGGCCAGCCATGCCATCGCCAACATTGGGCGAGTGTACGACGAACGGCTGAAGCTGCGGGACTTTTTGGGAGAGAGGGAGGACGGATAATGCAGACCAGCGGAATCGACGTATCGAAGTATCAGGGCAAGATTGATTGGGCTGCGGTCAAGGCCAGCGGCAAGGCCGCTTTTGCCATCATTCGGGCAGGCTATGGCCGGGCAATCAAGCAGATTGACCCGTTCTTTGCGGACAATTACAAGGGCTGCAAGGCCGTTGGAATGCCCGTTGGCGCTTACTGGTACAGTTACGCCACCGACACAGAAAGCGCCCGGAACGAGGCGAAAACTTGCCTGGAAGCCATTCGGGACAAGCAGTTTGAATATCCTGTATGGTTTGACCAGGAATACGAGCCGCGCATCAAGGCCCTGACCGACCAGCAGCGCACCGACATCGTCAAGGCGTTCTGCGAGACGCTGGAAGCCGCCGGTTACTATACCGGCCTGTATTGCAGCCGTGACTGGCTGACAAACTATCTGCTTCCAGGCCAGCTGAAAGCCTATGACGTGTGGGTGGCCGCTTATGGGACTGACCCCGGCAAAGTCCCCCTGCCTTATGGCATGTGGCAGTACAGCAGCAAAGGGCGCGTGCCGGGCATTTCCGGCAATGTAGACCTTGATATCGCTTATAAAGACTACCCTGCTATTATCAAAGGCGCGCACCTGAACGGCTTTTGAAATCCAACACTTTGCTAAATGATTGTTGCAAATTTTGCAACTGTAGTTAGCAAAGGTTGCAACACTTTTTGATTTCCGTTTGATTTCTGTTTTATTTTTGAAAGGAGCCCCATGAATGTACATGAGCTGACCTTACAAAATTATGCCGCCGGCGGCGGGTGCCCCTCTGCCTGTCAGCCTATGCTGTACCTTGGTACGGCGGGGAGCTATGGCAATGAGCAGATCAACGTCGTGCTCGGCGAAGGCTGGCAGGGACTGACCGTCAAGGCCGTGTTCCAGCCGAGCGGCGTGCCTGTTGTCGTCCCGGACGGCGGCGGTGTGATCTCTGTACCGTGGGAGGCCACCCAAAGCGTGGTCGCCTACCCCAATGGCCGCATCTCTTTTCAGGGGTATGTTTCCGGCCGGCTGGTCAATACCTCTGACGTCCCCTATACCGTGGGCGGCAGCAGTGCCGGCTCTGACAACACCCCCGCGCCTACCCCGGACGAGTTCCAGCAGTTTGTGGATGCCGTCAAGTTGGACGCAGACCGGGCCGCGCAGGCCGCAGCTGACGCTGAAGCCGCCGTGCAGAAGGTAACGAACGCTGGGACACAGGCGGTTACAGACATCGGCAACGCCAAGGACAGCGCTCTGGAAGCCATCGACAAGGCGCGCGAAGAGGCGGCCAGCAGTATCTCCGCCGACGTGGAGGGGGCCAAACAAGCCGCCGCGGACGCCGAGCAATCCGCCGCAGATGCCGAACAGTCGGCCAAGGATGCAGCCGACGCTCTTGCAAACGTCCAGTCTGCCGGGAAGTCCGCTTTGGACGACATTGCCACAGAGCGGCAGAATACGCTGTCCGATATCCAGAACGAGGGGTCCAAGCAGCAGAGCGCCGTTGCTGGCGCGGGCACTGCCGCGCTGGAAGCCATTGGGCAAACGGAACAGGCCGCGATCAACCAGATCAAACAGACCGGTGAAACGCAGGTCGGTGCGGTACAGTCCGCCGGGACAACCCAAATCAGCCAGATCAACAGCGCCGGCGCCGCCCAGGTGCAAGCGGTCAAGGACGAAGGCGCGGCGCAAACCAGTGCGCTTGACGATGCTGCGGCAGCACACAAAACAGAGCTCGAGGCCATCGCCTCTCACCCGCCCCAGCCCAACACCGCTACCGGCAAGTGGCAGGTATGGAACGCTGAAACAGGCGCATATCAGGACACCGATGCCTTGTATCAGGGCGGCTATTATACGCCTGCCGTATCCGATGACGGCGTCCTCACATGGCAGGGCAGTCAAGCCGGTATGCCTTCGCTCCCAAGCGCGAACATTAAAGGTCCAAAAGGTGACAAGGGGGACCCCGGTCTTGGCGTCCCCGCTACTACTACCTCTGATGCCGGCAAGGTGCCCACCGTCAAGGCCGACGGCTCCGCCTATGAGCTGGCCGGGCCGTATGCGCCCCTTAGTGCGGCCATCCGCCCCACAGCAAGCGGCAACCCTGTCAGCATCACCGACAGCGTGGAGTGGCCGCTGCTGGGCCTCAAAGTCTATGGCAAGAGTACGCAGGACGGCACGCCGTCTCCCGAAAGTCCTGTGCCGATTGTGAGTGCGGGGGATGGTGGCAGTATTGACCTAACTGTATCCAACAGCGCAGACCAGAGCCAACAGCTTGCAATCAACACATCCAACGGTCTGTCCGGTGTCTCCGTTGATTCTGGCGGGAATTATACTGATGCGAGCGGGCAGCGAAGATGGGCGGACATCATTGATTATAGCAATGGAAAAAAGTATCAGTATATAAATAAAACTGTTGTTGATGGAACAAATGTAAAATTTTCTGCTAGTGCTAATGGACAGTTTTGGAATCTAACGTACAATTCCGCGCTAAATGTTATGGAATTATACGGGGCGCAATATGTTTATTTGAATAATTATTTTCCGGCCAGTGTATTTAATAGTAATGCAAACTTTGATTTTATATGGACTGAGCCAGAAAAGCTGGATCCATACTTTGAAACTATCGAGGAATTAAATGCTTTTTGTGTTCAAAAAAACACAGAGGGAAAACCTTTAACTATTATGTATGTGATGGAGACCCCTATCGAAACTCCTCTCTCCGACGAAGAACTCGCCGCCTACCGCGCCCTGACCACCTACGACGGCACCACCGTGGTGAGCACCGCCGAGGACGTAGCGGGGCTGGAGGTTAGGTACGTAGCAGACACACAGAAGTACATTGACGATCGACTGGCCGCGGCGGAATCGCATATCTAGGAAATCGCAGCCGCACAACTCAATGCCCAGACAGGAGGTTGATACCATGACCCTGAGCTATCGCACCATCAAAGAGGAAATCGAAGCCGGGCGCTATACGGTCAAGCGCGCGCTGGAGATCATCGGCGTACAGCACGCCCGCCAGCAGATCACCGACGACGAATACAATGAGCTGTATAGCATGGCCACAAACCTCGACGCCAACAACTCTGATGACGAGGCCGCCATCTGGCGCACCCAGGTGGAGCGCCGGCTGAAGGAATTGGAGGAAACAGTGGGGCAACTGCTTGAGGGCAGCGGCGGGGACGAGCCTGCGCCGGATGCGCCCGACGGCAGCGCGGACAAGCCCATCGAGGCATACCGCGGTATGACCTACTACAAAGACAAGTACTACCTCGACCCTGAGGACAGCAATACTTACATCTGCAACGCGATCGGGACGACGCCCCCGGCACCGGCCTTGCGCTGTACTACCTGCCGCATGAGCTGGCGGGCATCTATTTCCAGAGAACAGCTTAATTGTGAAAGGAGCACACTATGAACACCAACATCACTGCCGGCACCATCGCCCGCCTGATCTGCCTGGCCCTTGCCCTGGTCAACCAGGTGCTTGTGATGACCGGGCACAGTGTTCTGCCCATTGAGGACCAGACTATCGAGCTGATCGTTACCAACGTCTGGACGGTCGCCGCCGCCCTGTGGGGCTACTGGAAAAATAACAGCTGGACACTCAAAGCCCGCAAGGCGAATGTGTACCTTGCTGACGAAAAGAAAAAGCTGTAACGGGAGGTACATACCATGAACGAACTGATCGGCGGTATTTTCTTGCTGGCCGTTACCGCAGTGGGCGGCTTTGCCGCCGGTGCGCTGCGACAGGTGGCGGCAGCATACACTGAGAACCGGCTGCTGTCCGAGATCGCGGACGCTGTGGCCGATGCTGTGGCCTGCACCTCGCAGACCTATGTGGACGAGCTGAAAGAGCTGGGCAAGTTCGACGAAGAAGCCCAGAAGATCGCCGTCACAAAGGCCCTCGCGGCCTGCATGGCGTCGCTGAGCGAATCTGCTAAAGACTTCATTACAAACAACTACGGCGACATTGCCGCCTACCTGACCCGGCGCATCGAGGCGCAGGTCAGATTGCAGAAGCTGTGAAGCTCTAAAGTTTCTTTGCAGCTTTTCAGTGTACTCTAAAACCCCCGTCACCATTGGCACAAGCCTTTGGCGGCGGGGGTTCTTCTTTTTGCTGAATAAGACGGCGTGTGTGGGGGAGTGTCAAGCTGGTCGCCTACCGTCTCTTTGATTTAAAAATGTTGTTATGCTCCGTGAGCAGCCAAATAGCGGAAACTCCGAGAACTTCTGCGGCCGCAGAGCCTTGATTCTTTCGCCTGTCGTCATGTCTACCCCCTCCTGTATCTTAATGATAATATATTTTTTCAAAAAATCAAGAAAAAATATCTTGACAAGATCCTCAACCTGTGGTATTCTGGTGGTGTCCTAAAAAGACACAGAAAGGAGGCACAGAATGAACAAAGCGTTTCTCGAAAGCGTTATGAAACTCCACTCTGACACTCAGGCAGATTTGGCTGAATATCTTGGAATCAGCCTGTCTCGTCTGAATGCCAAAATCAACGAGTATCGTGGCGCACAGTTCCTCCAGACAGAGATCGTGGCCATCAAAAAGCGGTACGCTCTGACTGAAGAACAGGTTGATTCTATTTTTTTTGGTGAAAAAGTATCTTAAAAAGATACAAGAAAGGAGAACTCATGAAAGAACTGACCGTATTTGAGAACCCCGAGTTTGGCTCCATCCGCACCGTCGAGCTGGACGGCGAGCCCTGGCTGGTGGGCAAGGACGTGGCCACCGCGCTGGGGTACAAGAACCCGCAGGAAGCCATTCGCACCCATGTAGATGACGAGGACAAAGGGGTGAGCGAAATCCTCACCCCCGGCGGAAAACAGTCCGTCCCCATTATCAACGAATCCGGGCTGTACAGCCTGGTGCTGTCGTCGAAGCTCCCGACGGCCCGCAAGTTTCGCCGCTGGGTGACCAGCGAGGTGCTGCCCAGCATCCGCCGCACCGGCGGATACAACCTGCCCAAAGATTACCCCAGCGCCCTGCGTGCCCTGGCCGACACGGAGGAAAAACGGCTGGCCCTGCTGGCCGAGAACACCGCCAACAAGCCCAAAGTTATTTTCGCGGATGCGGTGTCTGCGTCGGAGCGCTCCATCCTGGTGGGTGAGCTTGCCAAGCTGCTGCGGCAGAACGGCGTGGAGATCGGGCAGAACCGGCTGTTTGACTGGATGCGGCAAAATGGTTTCCTGATCCGCCGCCAGGGCACTGATTACAACATGCCCACACAGAAGGCCATGGAAATGGGCCTGTTTGAGATCAAGGAAACCAGCGTAGTGCACAGCGCCGGGAATGTGACCATTAACAAAACGCCCAAAGTGACCGGGAAAGGTCAGGTGTACTTTATCAACCGGTTTTTGGACCGTAAGCTTGACAGTCGGCGCAATTTCGTGTAAAATAATTATGTGACCGAATTAGTTAGAGCTTCTGCACGAACCTTCAAGCATGAGCCCCTATAGACAACGGCAATTGTCTGAGGGGCTTTTTCTTTTGTTCTAAATGTG